ATTAAAAAATCTTTGTTTTCTCTATCCTTTTTGCTTAGAACTTTTTTTGTCATCTTCTCTCTCCTGGTTATCTCTTAATTCAATAACCGTATCTAATTTCTGTTGCAATCTTATAATATCATTATCTAAAACCCTTATTCTGTCAATTAAGGCAATAAGTGTTACAGAGGTTTCAGATAGTTTTTTCTTTATATTATTAGTTATAAAACCCCATATAAAGTAAATCATATAAAGTAAACCTACTGTAGCTACTATAGGAAAACCATATTCTGATATAGCCTGGGCAATATCCATTAATCTCTTCTAGCGTCTTCTTTGCCGTCAGCTCTTGCTATTCTGTTTAGATCAGGTCGTATGCCTAATACAGCACACATAGTTGCATCTATTCTTATCATGTCATGATTCATAGTTTTAACTCTATTATCAAGCGAAGCAACAATACCATGAATAGAATTTACTTGACCAACAACAGATTCAAGTATGTATTTGATGGTAAGGAATATAAAAAAACCACCAATCATAGCCATAGCTATAGGAAAACCTACATCAGCTATTAAGGCAAATGCGTTGCCCATTTAATCTTTATTAGCTTCGCCTTTAAAGCTTTTACTTGATCCAGATGTTCCAGCATAAAGACCAAACCACGCAGCACCTGCTCCTACTACAATAGATATAAGACCTGATTGTTCAAAGCTAGGTGACTCTAATGCCATAAACCAAAATGTTGTGTAATATAAAAGATACATATAAACGCTTAAAAACATTCTTGGAAATATTCTCCAAGAGTCTACAGCTTGAGCTAAATGAATTACTTTTTGCCAAGGATTAACATTGGTTGTATCTTCTAAAGTTCTTATTTTATCTTTAAGTTCACCAATTTCTTGAATCATAGCCATAAACTTATTAAGGTCCATTTCTACTTCATTTCTATCCATATCTCCACCAAATCTTCCACTTCCCATATCATTCATAATCTACTCCTTTGGTTTATATTTACCTAAATCTATTAATTTTTGTCTATTTACTAAATGTTCTGCTTCTATATCATTTTTACTTTGACCAAAATAAGCTACAGCTAAATGATTATCTATCATAGACTGATTAATATTTATTCCATCAACAACAACATTACCTAAAACTCTACCAAATTTACCTTTAGAATCTTTTAACTTAGTTTCAATAATAACTTTTTTACCTTTTTTTACAGCATTTTTTAAAAAAGCTCCAGCTAATTTACCTCTAACTTTTTCATCTTTATCTCTAGTTCTGCTTTCAGGTGTATCAATACCATAAAGACGAACCCTAGAGCGGTAAAGAATATCAAAACCAAGGTCCAAAACAACATCAATAGTATCACCATCAACGACTCTATCAACTTTGCAACTATATTCATACATTATCTGTAGCTCCTTGTTTTCTTTGCTATTTTTTTAGGTTGTTTAACAAACTGTTTACCAGCTTTATTGCCTTTTGCTTTAGCTCTATTAGTTGCAGCTTTTTCACTTTTTGTTAAAGATTTCCATGCTGCATCTGGTAAATATCGTCTTTTACCTTTACTTGGTTTGCCGCTTGAAGTACGCCATTTTTGTTTACCCCAATTTTTTAATGATCTTTGAGATTTTTTTAATGGCATTATTCTTCCTCTATTTGTTCACTATATAAATTATTAAATGTTGTTAATGGGTCAAGATAACTTTCGTGACCTTCTGCTGAGTGTATGTGTTGAGATGGTGCAAAGTCTGGTGGACCTTCACCTGTAACCCACAAAGCAGGACTAGTAGCTCTTACTCTATTATTTGGTAAAGCAACTATATTACCTTTCCATTCGCAGTCTTCAGTAATATATATAACATGAGATTGTTTATGTTGTGCAGGACAATCAGCTATTGAGTTTCCTGTGTAATCAACTGTAAATAAATATTTGCCTTGATAAAATTTATTATTAATTTTACATATCCAAGGACTAGAGCTAACCCTATCCATAACAACTACAGAATGATTTCTAGCCTCACAGTCCCAAGGTTGAGCTAAATGATCTTCCATAGGTTCTGCCCACTCTGCAACAGGTATATCTGCTACAAGAGCTTGTATGGGCATCCTAGCCCACATTGCACCGCCATGAATATTAGATTCATCATCTTCTGCTTCACATCCAGTAAAAACTACTTGAAAACTTAATGACCTATCTGGAATAGTATTAACAGCTATTGCTAATGCATGTAGGTATTCTCCATGACCATGCTGATGATTAGTAGTAAATTCTTTCCTAACCCAACATTTAAAATGCGGTATGTTACTAATAAGGTAGGACATTATCTATATCCACCACCAGCTTTTTTATAAGCTTTAGCTACCATTTGTGCTTTACGAGCAGACCATTGCCCAGGTCTACCACCTTTACTACCAGCTTTTATTCTATTAAATATACGTTTACGCATACCTGGTTTAGTATAATTACCAGCTTTATTAACTGTTGATTTATTTTTTTTCTGTCTACTCATTAAATAAACCTTGTTAAAATTACAGCACCTACTATAAATGGATAAACTGCCCAGATCATATTTTCTAATCTATCAAAACGTCTAGCTCCATCTTCTAATCTTTTATCAATACTTTTATATAAAGCTTTACATTCTCTTTCGTGAGACTCTATAGCACTTAAAGCATCTTTTACAGTTGCCATTACTTTTTTGGTGGTGTTTCTTTTGCTTTGCCAATATTTAAAGCAAGCATATCAATAAATTTATATATTTTGCCAATCCAAACATCATCTTTAGGTGTAGATGTTGTTGCTGCTATTAATGATGCAATAGTAACAATTAAAGTAACCCAAGTTACTAAACTAACTAACATATCCATTATTTGTCTCCTTTTTTATTATCTTTAGAATTTTTTTCTAATACTTCTTCAGCTGTTTCTTTAGTAGACTCTACTAATAAATTATTAAAAACAGATAAACTAGCTTTTACTTGATCTAATTGAAAATTAAGATTTGCTTGTTTTGCTGTTAAATCATCTATTTGAGCTTTACAATATTGTTGTTCAGCTGTTAATTCTTGTTCTTTTCCTTCCATTTTATTTCTCCTTTATTAAATTAATTTGCTGCGATGTAATCAGTACCAGTTGTAACTGCTGCAACGTGAGTAGTTTTTTTACTGCTTGCTGCACCTTTTACATCTGGAGTGTCATCATCAGAATCAACTGGTTCGTATAGTAAGAT